TTTTATTTGTTAATTTATAATCTTAATGAATTCAACAATTTATAAAAATGATCCATTTGAATTATGTAGAAGTTATGATTGCACACCTAAAGGCAATGATTTAATGTTAAAAAATGATGATTTACGAATTTAATCAGGAGTTTATTTATTAGATAATGCTTTAAATCATATGAAAAAAATTGTTAAAGATAATAAAACTTTACAATTAGATGAAACAAACCAACAAACTGAATATACCAATCAAACTGCCAATAATTTTTTACAATCCAATGTAGAAGGTTTTGAAGATATACAAAGTGACAAATTAAAATCAAAAATTAGTTTTGAAAGAGAAATACAATTACAACCTGATGTTATTCAACAACAACAAATGTATCCATATAAATTTCAAAGACAATTTTCACCAAATAATTTTATGACACCTCAAATGGAACAAAGTAGACAACAATCTAATTTAGGTGCTTTTAGAACATTTGCTCAACAACAAGGATATATCCCTGCCCAAGATAGAGATAGAAGAAGAATTTATCAAGCAAATCCTAAACCATCCGCTGAAAATCCTTTTTCAGTAGAACAAAGAGCACGATATCGTCCTGCTAGATTTCCAAATTTTTTAGATGAAGCACCTAATTACATTCAACCATCACAAATGATTAGACAAAGTCGAAGAGGAACTTTACAAAACCCTCCTTTGCCATCACAATGGAACCCATTAGCAGATGATAGTGCTATTTATAAAGGACAATTTAGAAATGATATTTTAAAAACAATTCAATATGACAGAACTAATGATGCTACATTTTTAAGAGATAAACAAATAAAAGGCAATTGGATATCTCCTGTTGCTGGTCAATTAAGTAATCTTGAATCTTCACCTACTGATTTAGCAAATTTAAGTATAAATCCAGTTTCACAAACTTTTAATCAAAAACAAAGACAAACCGCTCAAAAAATACAACAAAAATTATCAAGTGAAGCACCGAGATTTACATCTAGAAGAATGAATGCTACTCCTCCCAATACATCATTACCTGCTACTTCAATTGAAAACTTTGAAGAATTTCCTTCAAGTAATGCGTCATTAAATTCAAGTGGAGATATTTTATCTGTTGAAACTCGTTGTGAATACCAAAAAGCAAAAGTAATTCATAATAAAAATGGTAATCCTAATCTAGCATATCATAGTTATATGGATTTACCAGCAAGCACATTTGTTCCACCTAAAAAAGAAGATACTTGTTTACAAAAATTTGATGAATATGCCAAAGATAGTGATTTAATATTAAAAGATAGAAGTTTAAGAAGAAAAGCAGGAATGGATAATTTAAATCGTGAAATGTGTTTATTAGATTTTGAAAATGTTTATGCTCCACATATTCCATTTTAATATTTTCGTTAATAGTAACAAATAAAAATATATACGCTAGATATTTAAAATATACGCCGTAGGCGTATATTTTAAATGTATATACGCTACTTTTAGTAGCGTCTAGATAATTATAGGCGTTTATTAAAAAAATATTAAAAAATTAATTATATACTTAATTAATGAATTTCAATAATAATTTCATTAATTCAAAAGACAATCAAAATAAAAATATTGATGATAAAATTTTTAGTGACCTTAAAAAATCAAAAAAAAATTTAAATGAACAAAATGATATAAATCAAAATGAAGAATGGGAAGATATTGATTCAGTTAGTGATATTGAAAGTGATATTGAAAATAATACTGATACTGATTTAGAAACTGAAAAATTAAATAAAAATAATTATAAAACAATTTCTAAAATTAAAAAAGTTGAAACAATTTCAATATTTGATTTATTGTGTGGCAGAAATTGGAATAATAAATCAAAAAAAAATACCAATAAATTAAAAGAAAATTGTTTTAATAATATTTTAAGTGAAGAAGAAGAATTATTTATTCAAAAATTAAATAAACCACAAGTGAAAGAATATGAAAAACAATATAATTTACTGAAAAAATTAGAAACGAGTAATGTTCCATTAAGATTTCAAATTTTAGATAGTAAAATGCCTGATTTTATTAAATCAAAAGTTCTAAATAAATATGATGAAATACAAGATATTCCACCAATTGGTGGTGAAAGAAATAAATGGAATCAATGGATTAATGGTATATTAAAAGTTCCCTTTGGTATTTATAAAGAGTATCCATTTGATGTTAATAATTCAGATGAAATTAGTTTATTTTTAGAAAAAGCAAAGAATACTTTAGATAATTCTGTATATGGTCATGATGAATGTAAAGAATTTATTATTCAAATGATTTCACAATTTATTAGTAATAAAAATTCTCAAGGAAATGTTATTGGTGTTCAAGGACCACCTGGCAATGGTAAAACATCTTTGATACGAGATGGTGTTTGTAAATCTCTTGATCGTCCTTTTAGTATGATTTCATTAGGAGGTTTATCTGATGGTAGTCATCTAGAAGGTCATAATTTCACATATGAAGGAAGTATGTGGGGACGTTTAATTCAAATATTAATGGATGCAAAATGTATGAATCCTGTTATTTACTTTGATGAATTAGACAAAGTTAGTAATACAAAACACGGAGAAGAAATAATTGGTATTTTAACACATTTAACTGATTTTTCACAAAATGATGAAATATATGATAAATATTTTAGTGGAATTCCATTTGATTTTAGTAAATGTATGTTTATATTTAGTTTTAATGATGAAAGTAAAATTAATGTTGTGTTAAAAGATCGTATTCATATAATTAAAACTGATAAAATAGAAAATGAAGGAAAATTAATAATCGCTAAAAATTATTTAATTAAAAAATTATTAAATAATGTTGGATTACATATAGATGATATAATTTTTACAAATGAAATTTTAACTGAGATATTAAACAATTTTACTTACAAAGAAGAAGGTGTGCGAGAATTTAAAAGAAAACTTGAAATGATAATATTAAAATTTAATTATTTACGATTAATTGACCCTTTCAATTATAAAATACCATATAAAATAGATAAACAATTTATCAATGATTGTCTAAACACATTAACTCATAAAAAAATTATTGAAAATATTTATCTCAATAATAATATATATATATAATGTCAATTGGTTATATTAATAATAGTGATTTGATTAAATATGGTGGTGATGTTAGAGATATGACTTTACAAAATTATAGAACTTCTCAATATGTTAGTCTTGCGAATGAAACTAAATTTGATACAAATATGCAAGCAATTCCTGAATTTCAAAACCATTTTTTTGTTAATCAAGATAAATTAAAAATTAAAACAACATTAGAAACTGAAATTCAATATAGTAATGATATGAAGAGTATAAACCCTGAAATAATAGGATTAGAAAGGTATAATGAAAATAACAAAATTAATTTAAAACGAATGGCGATTACATATTTGGATATGAATTATAAAAGATTTATTAACAGAGAAAACCAAAATGTTTTAACAAATATTAGAAATTTTTATCCAAATAATAATGCATTAGAAAATGTAAGAGGTTTATATGAACAACCTGCTCCTATACAAATTCCTGACGCTGATTTAGGAATTATGTATACAGAACAATGTTTGCCTTTGAACATTAAAATGTATTTTAATTTATCAGATAAAGTAGATGGACCTTTATTTGATAACTATTATAATTTACAAAATCAATTACAAGATATAGGATTATATTTTGATGAAATTATTGAACCTAATATAAATACTTTATTTTGTGAATTATGGAATTATAGAAATGATAAAACATATTTTTATCAACCAAACACTGAAAGTAAATTTTATAAAAGAAAACCTCACATATATTCATTAGATGGTTCTCCAATTAAATTTAAATCATATGATATGAAAAATAAAACTATAATAATGTCAAATAATTTAGGTATTAAATATAAAGTTTATACAAAACATTTTAGAGATACAAATATGTTTATTGTAAGTGTTTCATTAGAAAATATAACTGATTATATTGATAAGAGTTTTATTCATCAACAAGAAATAAGAAAAAATTATTTACAGACAATACATATGCAATATTATTATCGTCGTAATAATGAACAATTTAAAGATATTAACTTAAACGAAAATGTAACAGATTTTCAATTAGATAATGTATTAAATTTAACTAATATTTTTTATGATAATAAATATGATGAATTATATCGTAAAGTATTAAAAAATTTATTAAATAAATGTATTGATATATATGAATTAATAACTACAAATGGAGACAAATACAAAGTTTTAAATTTACAAGTTAAAAAATATCAACTTACAGAATTAAATATGCATAAACAATTTTATACAACAAGTGCTACTATCGTTTCAAATCCAGTTGCGGTTCGAACTTCAAGTTATAAAAAACTAATTACATTAAATAATTATCCTTTGATGTTAAATGATGATGCTTCAACAACTATATTAGATTTATATTATTATGAATATGATTTAAGACGAGATATATTAAATAGAAATAATAATAATCATGAAGAAATTAATGAAGGAAATTATGCATTATGGAGAAGAGGTTGGTAGTAAAAAATATAAAAATTCTTTTAGATTATTTATATTTGTTTATTAACAAAACAACAACACAATAACGCCTTTGGCGTAATTAATTAAAATCTAGAAAATCAAATAAAAAAAAACTTTGTTTTTTTTTTATTTGTTAATTATATACTTTATATGTTTGAATTTTATTCTAAATTATCATTTATCGGCAAAGTTATTTTTTGGTTAGGTCTTTTAGTAATCTTCTGTAGTGTTTGTTCCCAATGTATTGTTTGTCAATATGTTCCAATTAAAATGGTAGTTGATACACCAAATTATATTACCGATCAAGTTGATAAATTTATGAAAACGAATAAAGGTGAAAGTTTTTTAAATACTGAATTAAAAAAAAAATCAAAAAAAAGAAGTAGAAATGAAGAAGAAAGTAATAATTTTAATAATTATCAACCTATTAATGAAACCAATACTTTAGAAGAATTTTTTGAGGATATTCGTCAAATAGATTATGATATACAACATTCAAAAAATAATATGTAAAAAAAATTATATATTATATATTATATGTTTAAATTTTGGAGTGAATTATCTTTAATTGGTAAAATTATTGTTTTATTAGCAATATTAGTCATTTGGTGTTCAATTGTTTCACAATGTGTTATTTGTGATTATATACCAATTCGTTTTGTTAAAAATGATGAATGGGATGAAAAAATCAAATCACTATATATATTTGGTCATAAAGAAAATTTTGCCAATCAAGAAAACTTTTTAAATGTAGAAAATCCTAAATTAATTTATTTTTCTAGTCCTCATTGTTCTTATTGTAATTCTTACAATCCTGTTTGGGAACAATTAATTATTAAATTAAAAGAAAATTATCCAAATGTAAATTTTGTTAAAGTAAACGCTGTTGAAAATAAACAAACAACTAATGAATATGGTGTTAAAGGATTTCCAACTATTATTTTTGAAACAAAAGATGGTCAAAAAATGACATTTGAAGGTGATAGAAATGCTATTGAAGAAATTAAATTATTTATTGATAGTAAAATAAATAATTAAATTATTCATATAAATATTTTATAATATAACGATTAAGAATTTGTTTCTTTTCAAATTTAACAATTTCTATTTTTTCTAATCCGAAATTATCAATATCATATTTATTACCTAATTCTTCTATATTTTCTTTAGTCCATTCAATAATTTTTTCTAATAATTCTTTTCTACTTAATTTTAATTCACTATTAATTAACAATTCTTTTTCAAAAGGTTTGTCGAAATAAATAATTGAACCGATTGGTATCGTAATCATTTCTTGTTCATTCATTAATAATTTCCATCGAATTCTAGTTAAAAAATCAACAATTTGAATAATAACACCTCCAAATTCTTGAAATTCAAATCTTATTTCACTTTTATTAATGTTTCCTTTATTAACATTGTTTGGCATTGTAAAATCATTATTTGGTGTTATTCCTAATAATTTTGGTAAATTAATAGTAAATATATTTACATTTTTATCTAATAAATTTATATCTTGTTCAGTATCAATACTTGATGAACTACTAGTATCTGATTCATATAATTTATCAGTTCCATAATCTCCAATTAAAAATTCTTTCCATTTTGGTGGATAATTATTTCCACGAACTTTTTTAATATTATATATTATATCTTGAATTCGTTTTTTATTTTTTGATAAATGTGCAGATTTTAATTGTATTTTTTCCCATATATTTAATGGAGTATTTGTAGTAATATTTGTTAATTGTGAATTTGAAACAATATATGTTTTACCTTGATTTATACCATATAAACTTTCAACAACTTTATTTGGATTATTTTTTTCAGAACATCTTCTAGTTAAAATTGTTTTATCAAAAACAACTTCACCAGTTTTTTTATAAAAATAATATTGAACACTCATTTGAAGTTATATATTCATTTTTTTTTAATATATATTTATTAATAAAAATACAATCTATATATATTATATAATGAATATTAGAAATAGTAATATTAATACACAAACATTTATACCAAGTAAACAAATTCCTGTAAAAGACCTTGCTTTTGCTAATCAAGGTGATCGAGCATATATATTTCAAAAATATCCTGATTTATGGAAACAAGCAGTTCAAGATAGAGAATTAATTGATAATAATTTATTTAATTTACAAGAAAAGAATTTTCCTGAATACAGAATGATTTCTAATGAGATTTGTAAACAAGGTTCATTCGTAAATACAACTTTGAAAGGAATACAAGAAAATTCTATTTTAAGTAAAGTATTTTTTAGCGAACAAAATATTCAAATAATTCAAAATAAATTAAAATGGTTAGTTTATGAAGCATCAAATCAAAAATTTGTAATAGGAAAACAATGTGAAAATGAATTATTAATTGTAATGAGAAGTATATATTTAGAATATTCAAAAAATTTACCAGTTAGTATCAAACAACAAATTGGATATTTAAATGAAAAAGTTTATGAAGATATATTTCCAAAATTATTTTCAAATGTGAAACAATATATACAATATTTGGCGGATGTATCAAATCCATATCAAATAATGAGGCGACCTGAATTTGTAAGTCAAAGTGGAACAAAAAGTTATGATTTATCAAGATTTATTTAAATTTGTATTTCTAGATATATGTCGGTTTTATTTAAAAAATATTATATAAAATAATTAAATGTTTTTATTTAATTTAAAAAGTAATTTGAATAACGATTCAAAAATATATAATGTTAAAAAAAAAAAGAAAACAACCGATCGTAAAACTTTGGATTATAAACATTATGAGATGATAGAATATTTTAATAAATTAGAATGTCAAAAAATAGATAAAGAATTATTATTAGTTAAATATCAAAAAGAGTATGATAATATTTTTATTGATTATAATGAGATTACAAATAAATTAGAATGCGATAAAATTAATATAAATGAATTAGAAGATTATCAAAAACAAAAAGGACAATTATATTTAGAATTAAGAAAAAAAGGATATATAATAGATGATTTAAAACTAGAAATAAAGAAATTAGATAATTCAGTTGAAGAAAATGAATATTATAATCGTGTAGATGATATTTTATTTCAATATTATAGTTTTTTTGAAAATAATGTTGATATATTAGAAAATGAAAATATACCAAACAATAAAGATATTGATGAATATGATATGGAAAGTGATTTAGATGATAGTGATATGGAAGAAAGTTTATCAGATAGTGATACAGAGGAAAATGATATGAAACAAATAAATATTATTAATTATAATATAAATAGTAAAACAAAAAATATACAAACAAAACCAAAAATTAATAATATACAATCAAAGAATAATATATTATATTTTTTTGGTGTTAGTGATGAGAATGAATGTGAAAATAAAAATAGTAATGAGAATGTTCAAGAAAATGAAGTAAATAAATGTGATATATATGAGACACAGATGAATGTGATTAAAAAAAAAAAATTTACACAAAAAAGTGATTTACATAATGAATATATACATCAAATTACAAAATATTATGACCCTGAAATTAAAAGAGTAAATCATACATTATGTCCTGATTGTAATGTGGAAAGAGAGATTTTAATTAATGAGGGAAAATATTATTGTCCATTATGTTGTGGAATAGATCGTTTAATAGTAGATAGTGATAGACCTAGTTATAAAGAACCGCCACCTGAAGTGAGTTACTTTGCTTATAAAAGAATAAATCATTTTAATCAATGGTTAAATCAATTTCAAGCAAAGGAGACGAGTGATATACCGATGGATGTATATGATTTAATAATATTGGAGTTAAAGAAGGAAAAGAATTGTAATTTAAAAAAATTAAAGAAAAAGAAAATGAAAGAGATAATGAAAAAATTAGGATTAACAAGATATTATGAAAATATATCACATATTATTTATAAAATAAATGGAATACATCCACCACAAATTCCTCCTGAATTAGAAGAAACATTAAGAAATATGTTTAGAAGTATACAAGGACCATTTATTCGTTCGTGTGCGAAGATACAGAAAAAGAGGAAAAATTTTTTGTCATATAGTTATGTATTGTATAAATTTTTAGAATTATTAGGATTTGATGAATTAAAAAAACAATTTCCATTGTTAAAATGTAGAGAGAAATTACATAAACAAGATAAAATATGGCAAGGAATATGTCAAGAATTGGGATGGGATTTTATATCGAGTATATAATTAATTAATTCAATTCAAAGAATTGAATTAATTCTATAAGTAATTAAATAAATAGAATGAATGGTAAAACCATTCATTCTATTTATTTAACGCCTTTTGCATTAAATAATTAATTGTAGGTTTTTTTTAACAAATAACTTTGTTATTTGTTAAAAAGTATATAATTAATTTCATAATAAATAAAAAATTTTATTTAATTATTTTTTTATTAAAAAAGGAATAAAAATATTAAAAATTATTTTCTAATTATTGCGTTTTAATGTAAAATTTTTTTCTATGATATAATTATATAATTAACAATGGGAGGAGGTTTAATGCAATTAGTCGCCTATGGTGCTCAAGATATTTACCTTACTGGTAATCCACAAATTACTTTTTTCAAGATTGTATATCGTCGCCATTCTAACTTTGCTATTGAAGCAATTGAACAAACTTTAAATGGCAATGCTGATTTCAATCGCCGTGTTTCTTGCACTATTTCTCGTAATGGTGATTTAATCCATCGTGTATATTTACAAACTTCATTACCTGAAGTTACTGCTGATGCAGGTTGTGTTAGATGGGTTGACAATGTAGGTCACTTCTTAATGAGAAACTATGAAATTGAAATTGGAGGTCAACGAATTGACAAACACTACAACCATTGGTTAGAAATTTGGTATCAACTTACCATTCCTGCTGGTCAAAAAGCTGGTTACAAAAAAATGATTGGTCAATCACCTGAATCACTTCGTGTTCCATCTTCTTCTCAACCTGCTAATCGCTTATACATTCCTTTCCAAGCTTGGTTCTGCCGTAATGTTGGTTTAGCTCTTCCCTTAATTGCTCTTCAATATCACGAAGTCAAAATCAACATTGAATTTGAAGCATTAAACAGATTAGTGATTGTTGATGGAAATGAAGTTAATGGACAATGTTCTACTGGAACTATCCAACCTGCTTCATTGCCTGATGCATCCATTTTTGTTGACTACATTTTCTTAGATACTGAAGAAAGACGCCGTTTTGCTCAAGTTTCACACGAATATTTAATTGAACAATTACAATTCACTGGTGAAGAAAGTTTCAGTTCAACTTCTCTTAAATCTCGTCTTAACTTCAATCACCCTGTCAAAGAACTTGTTTGGACAGTTCAAACTGCAGCAGTGGAAGCCGCACACGAATGGAATAATTATACTACTGAACCAGTTGGAATTGTTGCTTGCCAAGAACAAGGATGCCCTGTTCCAGTTGGAGATGTTGCTGAATTTACTTTTGGTGGAGATGGTGCAGAGAACCCTGTTCGTTCTGCTAAAATTCAACTTAACGGACACGATCGCTTCCAAGAAAGAGATGGTAGTTATTTCAACTTAGTTCAACCTTATCAACACCACACCAACATTCCTGATTCACCAGGTATTAATGTCTATTCCTTCGGTTTAAGACCCGAAGAACATCAACCAAGTGGAACTGTCAATATGTCTCGTATTGATAACGCCACTTTATGGTTAAATTGTAACGAAGTTGTTGCCCAACCCGGTGGTGCTAAACTCCGAGTTTTCGCTACCAACTATAATGTATTAAGAATAATGAGCGGAATGGGTGGACTTGCATATAGCAATTAAGAGTGGTATGGCAGAATTGTGAAAAATATTTTTACAAAATACTTTTATATTTTTTATTATTTACAAAAAAATTCATTAATTTTTTTGTGAACAAATAATTGTTTAGAATTTTCTAAAAAATTTTCTTTAAAGTATTTATATT